TAATATGAAAGGGATGAAATAATATATGAAAGATGCTATCTATATACCAGCTTATAGTGATGGTCTAATGACCTTTTTAGAAAATGATGATAAACATATTAGAGAAGTTTATCAACCTGATTATGATAAAAAGAAATCATTTAGGATTTATAATGAAGATTTTGACTCATACTATAATAGAAAAGATTTTGAAGCAGCACATTATATGTTGGTGTCTGCTGGTGTTCAATATAAACGTGATGATTTGAGAAGTAAAATTAATGCAGATAAGGCAACAGTTTTTATTGATAGTGGTGGATATCAATTAGCTCAACAAACAGTAAATTATAAAACATATACTGATAAAATTGCATTAGAATGGAGTGAAAAGAATGGTGATATATTTCCAATATTAGATAGACCAACATTTTCTCTTGGTATGATGCGAGATGGAAAACCTGTTTCACCTTATAAAGACTATCAAGAATGTTTAGATTTATCTGTTAATTCTGCTAAGTATTATCATGAAAATAGAACTAACAGTAAATGTGCTATTTTAAATGTTCTTCAAGGTCGTAAGATTAGTGAAATACAAAATTGGTATAAACATATTTCCAAATATAAGTTTGAAGGTTGGGGATTGGGTGGAACTAGAGGTAATTTAGGTCGTATTGTTCCTGCTATGTTGTTCTTGATTGAACATGGTGAATTTGCCAGAGAAGAATGTAAATGGTTTCATGTGTTTGGTGTTACCTCTAATGAAAGTATGGTATATTTTCAATATCTTCAAATGTTATTGAACAAATATGATATTGATGTTCAAATTACTTATGATTCAACGGCATGGAATAGAGGATGTGTATATGGTAACTATATGTTACGACCTAAGTATGTTACAGGTAGTGGTATGGAATCTATGAGTTGGTCGAGTAATTTTGATTATAAAAAAATGGCCAAAGATTTTAAACTTCCGTGTTCTTGTCCCGTATGTTCTGATATTAAAGATGTTTATGGTTTTTTTAATTATTATGAAATGAAAGAAAATAAAGAAACTAAAAAAGTAGAAGAAACGATTGTGTTTAAAAAATACAATACTACAATAGGGTTTCATAATTTATATCTTCAATTAGATTATCTTGAAAATGTTCAGCGTGTATTAGATTGTGGTATACCAGAGGTTTATCAGGAGTTTTTTCCTAAAAAGATAGCAGATAATCTTCTTTTCCTGGATAGAGTATTTGAAAATCCTAAAAAAAATTGGGAAGGTGAATTAAATGTTAGATTTTTAGATACTCATATTAAAAATGAAATGAAATCTAAAAAAGATGATGGTGTGGAAGGAGGTATTCAGAACGGTCTCGGATTGTAAATGTATAAATATATTATGAGGGGGTATTACTGATGGAAGAAATAAAACCAGATGGTGACGGTAAAATACATTTAAAGTTAGATCGTGATGATAGTGCTTTAGTTGTTCGTACTGATGGGACTATTGAACTTGTTAGTAGTGAAATGGCAGATAATCAAGATGGATATGTTGGTGATATTGAAGATTTGAATAAAACATTTTCACTTGTTTTAGCTTTAGCCGCTTCGTTAGAGGATAAAGATTTATATGATCGTATTTTTCATAATTTGAATAAGGTTTTGATGAACCAGTGGGATAGCTTAGATGATGAAAAGAAAAAAGATATATCAAAAATAAGAAAAGAAAGAGAAGAAAAACGAACTGATGATGAAAAGGAAGAAAAAGATAAAAGAGTAGACGATTTTAAAGATAGGATGAATAGACATAGACAAGATTATTATGATGATCAACAAAGAAGAATGATGGAAGATTTATATAATGAAAAAGAGTTTTTGAAAAGAAATGAAGCTGAATTTGCAAAACCAAAAAGGAAAATAAAAAAGAAAAAAGCATCTTTAGCATACTTGAAAAATATTGCATGGAACCCTAATGATAAATCATTAACTGCACACTTTAAAGAATTTCGTGCTGATGCACCACCACCGGATGAGGAGGAATAATGAATCCCTTTGAATATGCGAATGACTTGATGGTAAAAGAAAGTTATGATGTTGATATTGAACAAAGAAAAGACTATAAGGTATTTCTTATTAATCGTTCATTATCATATCAACCAGACTTGATTCATATTATTAATGAGATGAATAGATATCCTGATGTTGAAAAGAAATTACATTATGATTTTCTTCATAGTATTATTCCGAAGAAGAAACGTCCAAGAAAGTTCTGGATAAAAGGAAAGAAGTTGGAGAATTTAGCACTAGTTAAAGAATTTTTCAAGTATAGTAATTCTAAAGCTGAAACAGCATTATCAGTCCTCACTGATGGTGATATAGAATATATCAAGAGCAAGATGAATAAAGGTGGTATGTCCTGATATTATAAATATATATAATGATTTTATAAATTTATTGAATTGAAAGGAATAGGACAATGACTGATATTATTAAATGGTCTATGGAAGATATGATTGAGGTGAGGTTGAAAGAAGATGATGACTTTCTGAAGGTTAAAGAAACTCTCACACGAATTGGGATAGCTTCACGAAGGGAAAAGAAGTTATATCAATCCTGTCACATACTCCACAAACAAGGTAAGTATTATATAGTTCACTTCAAGGAATTGTTTGCACTTGATGGTAAGCCAACAAACCTTTCCGAGAATGATCTTGAACGAAGAAATACCGTTGTAAATCTTTTACACGAATGGGATTTGGTTGAAATTATATCTCCTGAGAAAGCACAACCAACAGTTTCAATTCGTCAAATGAAGATTCTACCATTCAGTGAAAAATCAGAATGGGATTTACAAGCTAAGTATTCTATAGGAAATGTTGGTATGAAGACTACTAATGAGTCTAATAGTGCCACTGAAATAAGTGATGATGTTTTTAGGTAAATGTGTTTTGATTGGTAGTATATTTCTATCCGGCTGTGTCGGTTTAGAAACATTTTTAATTGGTGTTACAGGTAATGTAACATCTCAATACATTATTAATAATGTAGATTTAAAGGAGTATGATCCCGTGAATGTAAAAATAGTAAAATTAACAAATGGTGAAGAACTAATAGGTGAGTTTGACGATGAAACAAATACAATAACTAATCCGGTTGTTATGATTCCAGTGGATAAAGAAAAGATTGCTTTTCAACCATGGATGCCTTATTCGGAAGATAAGTCATTTACAATAAAAGATGAAAATATACAGACAATAGCTACTCCAAGCAAAACCATCGTAAATGAGTATAGTAGAGCCTTTGGTAGTGGTATTGTAATGCCCTAAATAGTTCCTTGACTTTTTGAACCTTTTTTGTTATAATATATATTATGAAGTTTTATACTTATGTAGCTAAAATTGGGAACAGGATATATACCCGTGAAATAGATAATAAGGGTGAGCGTTACTCTGGTTATACTAATTTCAAACCAACCTTATATCTCCCATCACCAGAAGAAAAATCTGATTACAAGAGTTTAGATAATAAACCACTTGGGTCACATACTTTCGGTTCTATCAAAGACTGCCGAGAATTTGTTGACTCTTATGATGGTACTGTAAATTATTCTATTCATGGTAATCGTAATTATGTATCTCAATACATAACAGAAACATATCCTAACATTCAATGGGATACTTCTAAAATTACAATATACAATCTTGATATTGAAACATCCATTGATAATGGCTTTCCGAATATCCGTACAGCAAATTCTGCTATAACATCCATTACAATCCATAACAGTATAGATAATAAGTATTATGTTTTTGGGACTGGTGATTACATACCTGATCAATCTGATAAAACTATAAATTATTTTAAAGCAGATGATGAACGTGAGATGATGAATATGTTTTTGAATTGGTGGAAAGAATCACCACCTGATATTGTTACAGGATGGAATTGTAAGTTTTTTGATATTCCTTATATTGTTAATAGATTAGAAAGATTAGGTCTTGAACCAAAACATCTATCACCGATAAAGAATATATTTGAAAAAAATGTAAGGATAGCAGGACAAGAAAATCAAACATATCTTATAACTGGTATTTCTATTATTGATTATCTTGATTTGTATAAAAAATATACTTACAAAGTTCGCGAATCATATCGGTTAGATTATATTGGAAAGGTTGAGTTGGAATTGAGAAAAGATCAAGATGAAATTCCAGGTTATGAGTTATACAAAACAGATTATCAAAGTTTTATTAATTACAATATCAGAGATGTTGAGATTGTAAAGAAACTTGATGAAAAAATGAAGTTGATGGATT